GAAAGCCCCTGGCAGCTTTGGGCGCGGTACGACCCTTGTGTGCCATTTTACCGCACCTCTCAAGAAAAATCCCGCATCGCAGCCTTCGTAAAAAAATCGAAGGCGAATAGGAATATTTTCTTGACACCGTGACGGTGCTTTGATAGTGTCCAGCTATCGTCAAGAAAGTGTGACCGGCGGGCTTCGCCAGGACGATTGGGCCGGCGCTGTCGCGCGTCGCGCATGCAGGATTTTCCCCGCCGTCACGGCGGGTTTTTCATTTCATCAGCCGGAGAAGGTTCCGATGTCCGCTGCCAGGAACGGTGCGCGGCAGCACGCCTTGCGCGCGCTCGCCGAAGGCGTGCCGGCAACGCTCGATCTTCTGGCGGATATTACCGGTCGCTCGCTTTCAGGCTGCAGGATCAGCCAGGAAAGAAGAATGGGTGCTGCGAGGCGAGCCCGCGGTGACGTGCCGCCGCGTTCGCGCGCTGCTTGGCGTTGCTGGACGGGTGGGGCGTGGCGGTGGGCGAGGAGGGCGGCCAGATCACAGGGCGGAGATCGACGGTCTGATCGCGATGATCCGCGGTCTCGAGAAAATCGACGAAATCATGCGGCCGCAAGAAGCCGCCAGAGAAAGCCAGACCAGACAGGATGAAGACTTGGCCGCCGTGCTCGAACGTCTCGATGCCCGCATCGTCGAACTGGCCCGTGAACTCGCAGCTCAAATGGCTGCGGACCAATCTGGGCTTCCGGGGCGCGCGCCTGACGAAGGCGGAGTGGGTGCATGAGGCGCGCCTGGCGCAATATCCGCTGTTGCCGCTTCAGCCGGCCATCTGGCTGGTGACGGGCGGCCGCGGCGCCGGCAAGACCCGGCTCGGCGCGGAGTGGGTGAACGCGCTGGTGCATGGGCTGTCGCCCTTCACCCGCCGCAGATACGGGCGCTTCGCCCTGGTCGGCGAGACGCTGGCCGACGTGCGCGACGTGATGATCGAGGGGCCGTCCGGCATCGCCACCATCTCGCGCCGCGAGCGGCCTCGTTTCGAGGCCAGCCGCCGCCGGCTGGTGTGGGAGAGCGGCGCGGTGGCCTACATGTTTTCTTCGGAGGATCGGAAAGCCTGCGCGGCCATCAGTTCGAGGCGGCTGGTGCGACGAGGCCGCCAAGTGGCGCCATGCCGAGCCTGTTTCGAATGCTGCAGTTCGCTTGCGGCGGCGAGGCCGCGCCAGATCGTGACGACCACGCCGCGCCGACAAGCTGATGAAACGCCTGCTGGCGACCTTCGTGTGGTGAGCGCATGCGCACGAGGAGAACCGGGCAAACTGGCCGCCGGCTTCTTCGAGGGTGCGCGGCGTACGGCGCACACCCTGCTCGGCCGGCAGGAACTCGGCGGCGAGATGATCGAGGACCGGAGACGCGCTGTGGTGCGGGCAGATGATCGAGACGCGGTGGACACCGCACCGGTTCGCTGCGCGCATCGTGGTGGCGGTGGACCCTCCTGCCGGTTCCAGCCGCACGTCGGATGCCTGCGGCATCGTCGCCGCCGGTCTCGACGAGGAGGGGCGGGCGGTGGTGCTGGCGGATGCCACGCTGCGCTCGGCAAAGCCCCAGGCTTGGGCGGAACGGGCGGTGGCGCTGTTCCACGGCCTGGAGGCGGACTGCCTCGTGGTGGAAGTCAACCAGGGCGGCGAGATGGCGAGCGCGGTGATCCGCACCGTCGATGCCTCGGTGCCGGTGAAGCCGGTGCGCGCTCGCCGGGGAAAATGGCTGCGCGCCGAGCCGGTCGCAGCGCTCTACCAGCAGGGCAGGGTGCGCCATGCCGGCCGCTTTCCCGAACTGGAGGACGAGATGTGCGATTTCGGCCCCGACGGCCTGTCCGGCGGGCACTCTCCCGACCGGCTCGACGCGCTGGTGTGGGCGATCACCGAGCTGATGCCCGACAGGGCGGCAAACCCGCGTATCCGCGACATTCGATAGGAAATCCCAGATGGCATGGACATGGCCCTGGCCGCTTGCGGCGGGGAACGCCGGCGCGCGGCCGCCGGAGCGCAAGACCGCCGCTTCCGGCTTCATCGCCTTCCACGCGCAGGGCGAGGCACACTGGACGCGCCGCGACTACGCGACGCTGGCCCGCGAGGGCTTCATGCGCAACCCGATCGTCCACCGCTCGGTGCGGCTGATAGCGGAGACCGCTTCGGCCATCCCCTGGCTGCTCTATGAGGGCGTGGCCGAGATCGAGGCGCACCCGCTCATCGACCTGCTCGAACGGCCGAACCCGCGGCAGGCCGGCGCCACCTTCTTCGAGGCGCTCTACGGCCACCTGCTGCTCGCCGGCAACGCCTATGTCGAGCTGGTCGATGCCGGATCGGGCGTGCGCGAACTGCACCTCCTGCGGCCCGACCGGGTCTCGGTGGCGATGGACACCTCGGGCTGGCCTTCCGCCTTGCAGCACCGCGAGGGCAGCGCCCGGCGCAGCGTGCCGCTCGGCCTGGCCGAGGGCGGCGGGGCGGCGCACCTGACGCTGTTCCACCCGCTCGACGACCACTACGGCTTCCCGCCGCTGGAGGCGGCGCTGATGGCGCTGGACACCCACAACGCAGCCGGCCGGTGGAACAAGGCGCTGCTCGACAATTCGGCGCGGCCTTCCGGCGCGCTGGTCTATGCGCCCAAGGAGGGCGGCAACCTGACCGACGAGCAGTTCGAGCGGCTGAAGAGCGAGCTGGAGGACGGCTATTCCGGCGCCACCCGCGCCGGCCGGCCGCTGCTGCTGGAAGGCGGGCTGGACTGGAAGGCCATGGCGCTGTCGCCGAAGGACATGGACTTCATCGAGGCCAAGCATTCCGCCAGCCGCGACATCGCGCTGGCCTTCGGCGTGCCGCCCATGCTGCTCGGCATTCCCGGCGACAACACCTATGCCAACTACCAGGAGGCGAACCGCGCCTTCTACCGGCTGACCGTGCTGCCGCTGGTGGCGCGCACGGCCAAGGAGCTGTCGGCCTGGCTGGGCGCGGCTTTCGGGCCCGGCCTCAGGCTCTGGTACGACGCCGACCGCATCGACGCCCTTTCCGGCGAGCGCGACGCGCTGTGGGCGCGCGTCGACGGCGCCACTTTCCTGACCGAGGACGAGAAACGCGAGGCGGTGGGCTACGCGCCGCGCCCGCCGGGATGACGGAGCGGGACAGACGAAACGTGAGCGACAGGATCGGAACGACCATGACGGACCAAACGAACTGGCTGTGGTTGGCGAAGGTCGCCGGCGCCGTCGGCGGCTCCGCGATCTCGCTGGCCTATATTCTTCCGCACGGCCGCCGCGAGGCGGCATCGCGCTTGCGGTCGGGGTGGTCTGCGGCTGGTGTTCGGCGGCACGGCGGGGTTGAAGATCGCTTCGAGTGAGCATCGAGGCCATGATGGCCCGGTGGAGATGATGCGATGGGCTCGGCCGCCGCCAGCTGTGCGCCTGGTGGGCGCTGGGCTTCGTCATGCGCGCCTTCGAGCAGAACCGCATGTGGGCATGTCGCAAAAGGGATAGGAGAATGCCGATGGACGCTGAGGCCCTGGCACGGCTGTGCGAAAGAAGCGCCTCGACCTTGCGGTCAGCGCTGTGGAGCCGGACGGCTCCTTTTCGGGTATGCCAGCCTGTTCGACAAGGTCGATCTCGGCAAGGACGTGGTCGAGCGCGGCGCTTTCGCAGCCTCGCTGCGCATGCGCGGCGCGGCGGCATCGATGCTCTACCAGCATGACGAACGAGCGATCGGCGCCTGGACGAGATCCGCGAGGACGCGCGCGGCTGTTCGTGCGCGGACGGCTGACAGGGAGGTCGCCCGCGCCGCGAGGTGCTAGCCTGATGCGGGCCGGCGCGTGGACGGGCTCTCCATCGGCTTCCGTGCCGTACGGGCAAGGCGCGATGCGGGAAGCGGCGGCGCGCATCCTGGAGGCGGACCTGGGAAATCTCGGTCGTCACCTTCCCCATGCTGCCCGGCGCGCGCGTCGAGGCCGTCAAGGGCCGGCGCCGCCGTCTCCGCACGCTCGACCCGGGCCTTGCGGCCTCGATCCGCGCCGCCGCGCGCCTCATCAACAGGAAAGGAAATGCCATATGAACGCAGCAGTCCCCCACATGCCGCTGGAGACGAAATCGGCGGCCGTCGACGGACTCGACCTGAAGGATGCCTTCGGCGAGTTCATGTCGGCCTTCTCGGCCTTCCGCGAAAGCAATGACGAGCGGCTGGCGCAGCTCGAGACCCGTTTCGGCGCCGATGCCGTGACCACGGAAAAGGTCGAGCGCATCTCGCAGGCGGTGGACGAGCACAAGCGCGCCCTCGACAGGCTGACGCTGAAGGGCATGCGCCCGGCGCTCGATCGCGAGGAGCGGCCGATGCCGTCGGAGCACAAGCACGCCTTCCACGCCTATCTGCGCAGCGGCGACGACCGGCTGCTGCGCGCGCTCGACACCAAGGCCATGTCCTACGGCTCCGGCCAGGATGGCGGCTATCTGGTGCCGGCCGAGACCGAGACAGAAATCGGCCGGCGGCTTGCCGCGCTTTCGCCGATCCGCTCCATCGCCTCGGTGCGCCAGGTCTCGTCCGCGGTTCTGAAGAAGCCGTTTTCGGTGACCGGCCCGGCTGTCGGCTGGGTGGCCGAGACTGCCGAGCGTCAGCAGACCGACACGGCCACGCTGGCCGAGCTGCAGTTCCCCACCGCGGAGCTCTACGCCATGCCGGCGGCGACGGCGGTCCTGCTGGAAGACGCCGTGGTCGATCTCGACCAGTGGATCTCGGGCGAGGTGGAGGCAGCCTTCGCCCAGCAGGAAGGCATCGCCTTCGTCTCCGGCAACGGCACCAACAAGCCGAAGGGCTTCCTGGCCTATGCCCAGGTGGCCGAAAGCGCCTGGCAATGGGGCAAGATCGGCTACACGCTGACCGGCGTGGAGGGCGATCTGCCGGCCACCGACCCCGCCAACGTGCTGATCGACACCATCTATTCGCTCAAGGCCGGCTACCGCCAGAACGCCAACTGGGTCATGAACCGCAAGACCCAGGCGGCGATCCGCAAGCTGAAGGATGATGACGGCAACTATGTGTGGCAGCCGCCATCGGCGCCCGGCCAGCGCGCACTGCTGATGGGCTTCCCGGTGGTGGAGGCCGAGGACATGCCCGGCATTGCCGCCGACGCCACGCCGATCGCCTTCGGCGATTTCGGCAGGGGCTATCTGGTGGTGGACCGCACCGGCGTGCGCG